CAGTTTCAGGGTCAATTTCAGTATAGTGTTCTTTGGCATTTTTTCCTGTTACTTTTTTCATAATATATCGGGCGACGTAGGCCGCCGATTCGAAAGTAACGTCTCCAATGGAGGAATAACCAAATGGCCAGAGTATTTCAAGGTTTTTGGATGTATAAAGGTTAGAACCAGCGGAAGTCCTTTTCCATAGTTTCTTATCATCGAAATCGAGTCCGAAGATACAGGCGTGGAAGTGAGGTCTGCCGAAATTTTCGCCATATTCTCCAGCCATGTAATAACGTATTTTGCGTCCAGGGTACCGTTTTCGTAATCTTTTAATAAAGAGTTGAAAGTCTCTGTAGACCAGTGACTTATCGCTTGGGAGGTGTTGATCATTATATGTGAGGGTTATAAAGCAGTTTTGTGTATGCATTTGTGATTCATGCATACATCTAATCGCCCACTGGCGTGAGCGTTCCAGCCTGCAGCCAACGCATTGGCCGCAGGGTAAAGATAATGATTTGACAGTGTCATGTCTTTTTGATTCATAAAAGACAATTGACCCATCAGCGCATTGAAATGCGCTTATTGGGTGATAGCAAGGCATGTGAGGTACCCATTTTAGTTAAGTTATAGACGCCAGCCGCCACGATGTGGGGCTTTTTGCATATTGGCAGCTTTAGTGCGTTTTGCGGTTCGACGGAATGAACGAACCGATTTACGTTTATTGACGGGTTTTCTATACATCATTTTTTTAGCTCCAGGTTCATTAACATTTTGCGGTTTGGTGTCACCTAGCACAGTTACATCAAGTAGGTAACTGTGCTACGGCCTATTCGGCCGCCTTTTCAGGGGTGGATTGAGCTGCTTCCACGGCTTCGGCAGCAGCTGGTTCGACAAGACCGAGTTTCTCGGCTTCTTGTCTATTTTCCGAATTTTCTAAAAATTCGATTAATTGAGCGGGATCGTTCTCGAAACGTGCCCTAATATTCGCTGGCAAAGCATCAAATTCGTCTTGAGCAGCGATAACGCGGTTAAGCGCAGTATGGTAGTCACTGATACCAGTGAAATCGCCGTAGCGGGGCGATAATGGGCTTTCTGGCAATAAGCCAGTAATATTAAATTTTTGTAGGATGGTGTTGATATCACACTCATCTTTATAATGCTGCTGAGCCAGGGAAGGGTCCTCACAACCCAACCCTGACTCATTTGACGCAGCATCCAAATCATAGTTGTAAGGTGTACGTAAAAAAAGTGTATTTTTACTCATTTTTTGCCTTTATATTGTTGATACTTACGTTTTACAAAGTTTTCCACATTTGTTGGAGTTGGAAAGTTTTTCTTAAGATCACGATACCAGAATGGATCGACAGAAGGAGCAATATTCTCACGAATATTCTTCTCCTCTGAAAATACTTTTCCAGTTTGAGCGGATGTAAGTCCTTCAGTTGCCCGAAGGTTTTTTATCTCTTGTTGTAATTTAAGCAACATTTCTTGCAAATTACGTGTTTGCTGCTCATTCATTTTGGTTGTCTGCAAAATATTTTGTATTTCAGCAGCAGTTCTAATTGTGTCAGCTTCAGTTTTTAGTGTAGTAGCTGCCGTACCAGTAGTTGTAGCATTTTTTAAATTAATATCGGCTTCATTCATAGACATAGCTTGATATCCGGCCATAGCCGAACCAAGCTCATTGCCGATTTTTGCGGTGGACACCTGCCCCATAGCTCCAGATGGGGTACCCGCTCCACCTTGTGAATAAGCTAACATAGGATTCAATCCAGCGCTTTTCATATCTTCTACAGCAGTTTGGTATTGAGTAGCTCGCATGCGTTCCTGAAAATTCATTTGCTGCGCCGCCTGTTGGGCGGAAGCAGCATTAGCAGCGCTTGCTATATCTCGATTAGATTGATTTGTAAGCGCAGTTCCTAGGAATCCTATTCCTGCGCCTATAAGAGCCGGTAACATAATTAGAAATGATCGATTAAGCCAGGTACAGAGTACATTGGCATTGGTCGCGCTTTTTTAATGTCAAAAAAGCTATCAAAAATAAATTGCTTTCCATTGGCAGCAGCTCCAACAGCGACAATACGGTCGACTGGTGGTGTATCTTGAATAAACGTATTATTCAAAGTAGGTAATGTGGTAAAACGCTGAGCCAAATGCCAAGCATCAAGAGTGCCTGCAGCAGTAGACCTAAACAGACCACTAACGCGGGAAGGAAGATAACGGTACTCAGCCCAACGCTCCTGATAACCAAATACCCCAGTATCATTGTTATCACCACGGACATAAATCTCCTCGTTTAATACAGCTTGTTCGCCAAGTGTGGCAAAAGCTGGGAAGTAGAAGTCATATCGAGTATTACGGTTCCACATTCTGTGGAGACCTTGTTGATAAGTAAGATCGGCACGTACTTGGACTAAACCAATTACGACACCATGTTCAGTAGCCGAATAAGTAAATCCATGATTATGAGCCAGGGCAGTACCCATAGCAGCAAGTGTGCCCAGAGGGGCAGTAGTTCCACTTGCATTAGTACCTGACGTTTGAGCAATCGGATTGATTGAGATATTCGATGTTCCACCGCCAATATATTCAGGGCGCTGCTGACGAGCATCAGGGCTAATAACGCCAAAGTGACTACGAATAATTTCAGTATAACGAGTACCACCTCGAGCGTCGCGTTCCAATAACTTTTGAATTTGAAAACTTTGGCGTAATTGATTAATTGTTGCTGCAGTGGCAGTAGATAAGTCAGCATATAAATTGGGAGCTCCACCTCCAGCAGTCCAGATAACGTTACCTAGTACTGGCGCATTTAAAAATCCATTTGCACCTGCGTTATTTTGTAAACGAGGTACAAAACCATCAGTACCAGTGATTCGAACTGGTGCTTGAGAACCTAATGGCAATGTTACACTTGCGCCTTTTTGAGGCCATGGTAATGATGCTGTGAAATAATCTTTACGTTTACCACGGCGCAAGAGGGTATAGTTAGCAACATTGTCAGGACCATCGCCAAGGTCAACAACGACAGAGTTCTGTAAATTTTCATCTCTAAACCATTCATTCCAAATTAGGTTATATGCACGTGGCCAGAAAGCGCAATGAGAAATGGTGCCGCCGGCAGCCATTTGACCTACGGTAGGAAGTCCCATGTAATCTTGGAGACTTCCAATAGCGTAACCACCGGCTGGAGTTACTTGTTGGGGTACAACAAATGAGATTGACGAATCAGGGTTCGCTTGTTGTCCCATAAATTGACGCCAGTTGTTCCAAATCAAACGATTTGGTACAAAGAAGAAGAAACTATCCAAATGCATGTTATCCATGATTGGGAAGATTGGCGTACTTAGACGGGCAAATGCCGTCATGTTTAACCGAAAAGTGTCTCCTGGGAGCATTTCATCGACATATACAGGGATTAAAAATCCCGCGTCGAATGTTGTTTTATGAGTAGCTTGGCAATCAAATGAAGACCGAGGTATATCGGCCTTTGGAATCATTGTAAATTGATGGACATCTACGGATTGATTACGGTGCATGTTTACTAGCTCCTGAGTTATTCCGTCAGAAAAAGGTTGCCCTTTTTCTAGACGGTTTGTTTAAAGTCTTATTCAGTTATTTTGACTTGTTTTCCTAAAGATACAAGTTTTGGTTGATCATGTAAAGTCATTAGACCAGTATTATCGTCAAATTCCCCTAATTCGAATAAATCGAAATCATCAGAATGATTATAAAGTTGGTTGTCATCGCTCTTGCGATTGACTTCGTCGCTGAAGCTCCTAATGGCTTCGCCGATTGATCGTACGAACATTGGTCGTCCGAAAGCGTCCGCTGCGCGGTCTTTTACAGTACATAGTGTGAGTTTCATGAGGAATTTTCCTTAAGTGAGGTTACGTTTAAGTTTTTGCAGTTTCGCCTTAGTTACTTGCTCTTTTACAGCAAGTCGCTCTGGTGTGTTGTCTGCGTGATGTAGTTTAGCAGACATTTCTCGAATGTAAAGCAGTTCGTCAAACTCATACGGATTGTCAATTTTGTATTTTTTGTCATAGTATTTAGGAGGTTTGACTTTTTTTCCACGAACTACAACGTAGTCGTGTGGATATACATCGGAAGTATATTGCTTATACCATTCGTATCCTATACCAGGCTTTAGGCTCATTTTCGTAAATTCGGGTTTACGAGTAGTAATTTCCCCAGTTTCTGGGTCAATTTCTGTGTAATGTTGTTTGGCCTGTTTTCCTGTTACTTTTTTCATAATATATCGGGCGACGTAGGCCGCCGATTCGAAAGTAACGTCTCCAATGGAGGAATAACCAAATGGCCAGAGTATTTCAAGGTTTTTGGATG